CTTGAATTTGTGCTTTAAGGTAAGCATCCAAACTGTCACCCAAGTACGGTCTAATCCATTTATCTTGAGCCGTAAGCATTGCCACACGTAGATAATCATCTCCAATACTTCCATTCAAGTATGTGTAGGCTTTTATGTAATCTGAATTTGCGTATATTACCATCTCGTTTATTTTAGGAAGCCTCTACTACCATCTGGGAAGTCGATAGGGGCAACTGCTACTTTGTTGTCATTTGTTTCAATATTCACACCCATAGACCTAGCCTTGGTAGTTGAAATTACTTTTGCGTTAGGAGAATTAACATCTACATTAACACCCTCTGCAACGAAGATTTTTCTATACCATCTGTGGTGGCAGTTACCGCCTCCTTTATAAAGCCAAACATCGTATGTTAATGCGCCATTCGGCCCCCAACCTATAGTTCTACCGTCTTTGTTTGTGTAAGATGAATTAACTTGAATGGTAGACATTCTCATTATATCCTCTTTTCGGTATAGTTTATTGGCTTGCATCATCTTTTCGCAAAACTCTCTATGCTTACCGCCCCCGCTTTTTTGGTTGTAGTAGTACCTTACCTTGTACTTTACCCCGTCCTTCTCTGTGTCTTGCTCGGACTTAGAGTTAGGTCTAGCTGTACCAGTAGATGTGAGTTTCAAACTTGCTTCGTTTAGTTCCTTCTCAAAATCAAACTCGCCAAACTCGCCTTCTGCATCATCATCGTCAATACATACCCATCCTTCTAAATCATCTTGAATAGAGGCGTGGAACTCGTCTAGTGGGTGCTTAGAGAATAAAGTCTTAGAAACGTCTTCACCTATTCCCATGATACCTAAAATACCTTGTGCTTGTTCAGGTGTTAGGTCTGTTCCTACCCTTCCTATTACGTCAATAATAGATTGTATCTCTGTACTCTCTAAAGTCTTCTTGACGTTTGTCGGAATAAAAGGATTGTTTGTAGGAATTGTAATCTCCTCGGTTACTCCTGACGCTTTTAACGCTGTCTCTAGCCCTTTTTCTAGTATATCACGCATAGGTTGTATAACGGTCGATTCAAATAGGACAGAACCCGTTTCTAGTTCTTGCGTATTACCTAACTCACCCGCTGTTTTAACACCAAATAAAGCAGGAGTAGTAACCCTGTGACCTATCATTATCTTGTCTGTAGTCTCTCCAGAAAGGAAATCGTACATCTTATCGGCATCATTAGAATCAAACGCGTGTACATCGGGTGCTTGTTCTGCGTTATCGACGTAATAATTGATAATTTTACCCGCGTTCTGTGCTCCTGCTAGTTCGCTTTCAATGTTAGCCATGTGAGAATTGCGCTCCTGCTGTGTAGGAAGTCCATTCTTGTTCACTACAATAGCAGAAGGGAAGAAACCGTTCTTTATATTGTTTACGTGAAAGGTCGATATCTCCCTTTCTAGTTCAATGTAATTTAACGAACCAATATAATCGGGCTTTGAGTAATAGACCGAATCAGGAGTAGGTGTTTTACAAACTACAATACTTTTGTTCTCTTTAGATTCCGAATCGTATACAGGAATAGGGTTTTCTTTTGCTATGTTTACTAGCTTTCTATCACTCCAATCCTCACAGTAGTAGTAGTTTCTTATTTCTCCTTCTGAGTCTACTTCTTGAGGGCGAAGGTTAGCCATAGGTAAATACTCCAAAGAGTGTACGTCACCTTTGTTATCGCGTATAATCTCATAAGCAAAAGCACCGTGTACCTTCAAATCAAAAGCCAATAACCCTTTCAAAGCGTTTAATCCTAGCTTTTGCACTTGCACTCCCGTTGATGGTTTCTTATACTCAATATCACCCCCTGCAATCATGTACGAAATAGAATCGCATAACGCATGGTGAGTGGAAGAGTTCAAGTAAAGCGTAGTTAGGTACTGAGGAAAGTCGTTATCTTTTCCGTACTTAACGAAACCCCTTTCTACCTTTTCGGTTCTGTCCTTCTCTTTGTAAGAAGCAAAGGAATATTTTTCTATTCTTTTATCCATAATATACAGTATCGTCTATAGGGGTGCTATTAGGGGTGTAGTACGTATCTCCAGAAGGAACTGACACTATACCTCGTTCAATCTCTTGTATCGCGTTTGCGGGGTCTAAATTCGTGTCTGAATCTTGAGCGTAAACATAGTAGTAAAGATAACCACTCTCGTTCAATAAAATACTATCTGTACCGTCTACATTGGTGGCTACGTTTATCTTCGTGTAACGCTCGTTATCTGTTATGACATTACCAATAAAAAAGTATTCTTTGTAAGACGTTTGATGAACCAACTTAAACAAGTAGTTAGTAAAGGAAACATCTTTCTTCCACTCGTAAAGAGTGAGAAAAATATCATTTGACGCGGTATCTTTTTGTAGGTATATCATAATGAAAAAAGGGGATAGGAATTAACCCACCCCCTTAATATTAGGTTAGTTTATTACTACGCTGGGGTGATCTGCGTAGAAGAAATAGTAACGTTTGCTACGGTAGTCAATCCGTCAAAAGGATAACCAGACGCTCCAGCTGTTGGTGCTGGTAACATCTTTACTCTCTCAGCACATTGTGAAGAAAGGGTAAGCATAAACTTTTGACCGTCTCCTAGTCCTGCTCCAATTTGAGTATCACCACCCGAAACACCTAAACCGCGCTCGAACCCTGCGCAGAAGATATTCCCCGCATCATTCAAAGCAAATACACTTTGGTAATTCTTTGCAATCGCGTGTAGTAGGTCTTGCGTTTCATAGTCTAACTTATGAAGTGCAATTTCCAAAGTAGGTGTATAGAAGAAGTTGCCGTTCTCGTCTGAAACCTCAATAGGTTCTGCAAATGTGGCTGTATTTCTTGGTAGATCAATCTGGTAAACTGTAATAGCTGTACCAATATCCGCAATCTGCTGACGTGTAGAGGCCGTGTAAGTTACGTCCGCATCTGTCAGAGTGTAAGGGCTTGTGCCATCTGTAACAAAGTACAAAGACTTAATACCCCCTATCGCGTCCTTACAGGGTAACGCGCGTCCTGTGCTATAATCACAAGCCATGTTTGTAGGTTTTTGAAAAGGGGAGCAACCGTCAAACAGTTACCCCCTTTTGTTTGTTAATCTTTATACTGCGTCTGGGAATGCCATGTAAACATCTCCAGGCACTCCAACCTGAGTTCCAAACGTCCAACGCATTGCTGTACGAACGTTATCAGAACCGTCAAGCAAAGACATATCCAATACCTTAACCTCGTTCGTGTCAGATACTAGGTCTGTTCCTGCGTGGAAGTTCTCAGAGTTGCCGTATACAAGTGTATCGTCTGGGAATCCTGCTGGAGAAACTACGTCATAAGACTGGAAACGAGCTGATGCTGTACCGTCATTTGAGTAGTATACATCCTGCCATCCAAGTTCCGCTAAACGCTGTAGATACAGGTCGCGTGTCTTAGGTGAAACGAAGAATCTAAACTTCTCACGCTTACGCAATCTTGAAGGAAGAGCGTTAACAATACGGTTCATGTTGTAAACTACTTGCTCACCATTCGCAAATGAAGTGATTTGAGTAGTACCATCCGTATCAAGAAGGTCTAAATCGTTTGTCCCTGCGTCAGCCTCTAGGATTTGGCAAATGCCATTGAAATCCGAATACGTTGGAGATGCTCCTGCTGGGTCATAGTTCCCTTGCCATAGGTTATACTCTACGTTCTCTTGAACGATTTCAGCAACATACATGATGATGAAGTCCTCAATAGATGGTGGCATCTGATCCTCGATGAATCCTCGTCCTGTTTCATACGCTTGCCACGTAGAACGGAACTGCTCCTTACAAAATTCTAAGTTTACCTTAAATTCTGAAACCGTAAGAACTCGCTCCGCTAGTGTAAGCTGTCCGTCTGTACCCCAATCACAGCCAAACGCTTGAATTAGGTTTCCATCCTGAGAAAACACCTGCAAAACTTGCTTGAATTTAACGTTCTCATGTAGAGTAACGAAGTTGTTAGCGATTGAATCCGCTGTAGTTAGTGCCGCTGCTAGGTAGCCTTCTGCTGCTTCCCCTGCGTAGGTACTTGATGAAATTGTAATATCTGACATT